GGAACAAAATCAGATGATGCAAACTCATTAATGTTAAATAAGTCAGCAAAACCTGCGGAGTTCATAGCAAGATAACGCTGTCCGTCTTCTGGAATGTCAGCAGCACCAAATGTTTCAAACAATGTTAGCAAGTCTGCTTTTCCAAGAGCAGAACCAGTATCATGTATTTGAGTTGAGTTAGCACCTGCATCCATAGCAGTTGTAATAATCTCGTCAGTCTTACGACCAAGAGCAGCAGCAGCAGACTCTGCAATAGCTTGACGTTCATTAATATTAGTCTTTAGTTCGTCAAGTTTATCGACATATTCCGCAGCATAGAAGTCTGACATTGTTACTTCCACATTAGTGTGGACTAGTTCCATTGGAGACACATTGCCGTTACGAGATTTAGTAGATGCTGAACCAGCACCAATTTTTTGAAATCGTGCAACATTACCAGTTACGTTTGTTGTACGAGTTGTATTACGCAGTTTTGAACCCATGCGTTGATAAGCAAGATGCACATCGGTTTCAAACTGCTTAATAAAGGCTTCAGTAATTGTATTAGCCATTTTTACAGTCCTTATTAAAGTTACATTTGCATCTTGGGTATCTGATCCGCTACTTCATTGAAGGTATCCTTACGGGCTTCTCAGTGCATCACAGGCCTTGATGATAGAGCATAAACATTTTTTCTATTCGGATTGCAACGCACAAAATGCACAAAAGTTTTATTTTCTTCAGTATCTTCAATTTGCTCTATATTAAAACCAAGCCATGCCAACCACTGAATAATTCCTTTATTTCTTACCCAAGTATTTACATGTAGTTGATAATAATGAGTATGATAAAAATCTATTAGATCAGGTGATACTCTATAAAATTTAGTTTTGTTTTCTTTAAAATGATTAGTAAACAATGACCAAAGCATTCCATTCTGAGAATCAATTCCTTGCAATCCCATTAATGCCATAGGTTTGTTTTTATAATTAACTACAAAAATGTCAGGCTGATCTACCGCAGAAAGCAAAGCTTCAAAAATATCTTGTTCATATAAATCGGAAAATTCTGTTTTGTTTTCCTCACATATATCGTCAAACACAGGTAAAAGGTGTTTACGAGAAAAAGGGGCAATTGTTATGCCCCTTGATTTAAACAATATGTTATCCATTATACAGCTTTTTATAGCCATCATCTACTTGTTTGACATAGTTCCTATCACGTTTAGCAGGATTCCAGTACCTTTCGTCACGCGCCATTTCTTCTAAATCAGCTTGTGAAGTTGTTGCCGCAGGGTTAGAAGGAGAGTCTACGGATGGGTCTTTAAGTTTTTCCATCATCATTTCCAATGCTATTATACCTTCATGTTTTTGACATAGAAGTTCAATTGCAGGTAATACTTCTTCTGGAAAGAATTGTTCTGCCCAAACAGACGCAGCTTCAATCCTAGCATCAGAATTATCGCCTAATGCTTTAGCTTCAGCTTCTATATCTACTTGTTCTGGACCTGCATATTCTGCAAACTTTTCTATACCTTCTTTAAACTTTTCTTGAGAAAATCCATTTTCATATGAATGATCTGCCCACCATTGTAGCAATTCGTTATTAAAACCTTCTTCAGCATTAACAACGTCTGGCAATTCATAATCACCCGATGAGTTTGGTCGATCACCAAAACGTTCTTGAATAAGTTCTTCTTTTACTTGTTCTTTAAGAACTTCTTCTTTTTCTCCAAGTTTAGACTCTAAAGATTTATATGCTTTGCCAAGTTCAGCAGGATCACTAAACTTTTCTGGTAGCCACTCAGGTCGTTCAGTAGCCACTTCTTCATTTGTTTCAATTACTTCAGCTTCTTGTTCCATCAGATTTTACCTTATGTGCATGATTAATACGAGATTCAATTAAACCAACAAGATAACGTTGCCCTTCTAAATGACGCAGTTCTTCTGTAGAAACATTTGGTCCATTAACCATTTCAATAGTTACTGAACGTAAATACTTTAATACAGCTTGTCCTGTTGGCGTACTAAATATTTCAGCGACATTGAGACTTATCTCCCTGTCTTTTCCTTGTGGTCGATGTATTCCGTCAACTCCCACATTTACTTTTGTACTCAAGCGTTACTCCATTGGTTGCTCTGCGGCAGGTGCAGCAGCCTGAGCTTGCTGCATTTGCTGCATCATTGCAACTATTTGTTTACGCTCTTGTTCATCTCGGATCAAGGTATCTGGTACACCAAATTTTTTAGCAAGGTAAAGTGCTGTCTCTTCAGAGTTAATTAATAGCTGCATAGCCTCTGGACCAAAAGCTGCGTTAGTTAATTCTAAGAATCGTGACACTGAAGATATATCTTGATTGGCTTGCGCTTGTGCCAATGGTGATGATGAGCGTATTTTTATTTCTCTACCATTAACAGTTGGTACTTCAATACGTCCTTGTTTTTTAAGAATATAAATAACACGCTGTAATACTGGCTGCACAAGTTCTGCTTGCAGTCTGCCAAAAGCCGATCCTATCCTGCGTGATAAATCTGCCATACGTTCAGCTACTTCAGTAGCAGATGCAGGAGTTTTATCTGGATTTCCTAGCATATCATTGTATAATGCGCGTTTTATATTCTGCCGCATATCTGACAAAACAAGCTGTGCAACATCAAATCTTCCTGCTGCTTGAATAGGTTGAAGTCCAGAAGAGCCCATTGCTTTAGGTATTATAGTTCCTGGAACAAGATTTATTGTATCAGGGTTTATTACACCATCATCTTCTATTTGATATATTCCTGAGATAGACATTTGTGCATTTTCAAGAATAAGTTCTATTGTAAGATTTGTTGTTTTAATTGCAGACAATGCATTGATTAGTGGGCCTCGACCATAAACTTCTCCTGCACATTTAGACCATCTAAAACAAATAAACGGATTAGAGCCTACGCCTTCCATCTTATATGACATAATCAAAGTCTTTGTTGTCATACATATTGCGTAATATAAATGTGCTTCAACATTAGGTCGTGAGTAATCTTTGCAAACAATCTCAAGTATTGTTGTTTTAAGATCACCAGAGTTTTGAACCATGTTTGCCAAATCCCCAGTAAGCTTTGCTTGAGGATAAAGTATTTGTATTTGATCAAAGCGTATACCCTTACGCTCTCGAAATACATGATCTATTCGATCGTCAGGCCCAGTATCTAAAATTACATGGGGCAATGGAATTGCAGAGAAACGCACAGGAGATAATGCGTCACCTTCTTCGCAAACCAAAACCCCAGTTCCTACTGCCAAGTCCATAAATGATTCATGAACTTCTTGTGCAAAGTTTGAGTTCTGCAAAACTTCAAACACATATTCTGTTACTTCATCTAGGTCATTATCAACAGAATCTTTCTGGGCATCAGGTATTTCTGACCCTGCCATTAAGTCAGCCCATCTTGCAAAGTTAGGAACTAATCCAGATTGTAATCGAGATGCAAACTCTTGAACACCGACAACTGCGGTTTCATCAAATATTTTATCATCTCTACGCTCACCAATACTTTCATAATAAAAAGATTCCCTTTGCGGCAAAGCATATTCATAACATTCTTCAAATAAAGAAACAAAGTTTTCACGCTTTGCTTTAGCGGATTGATACCGCTTTAGATATTGTTTTGCAACGGGATCATTTATCATTAGCCAAACCTACTATAATAACCTGCGCCACCACCTGCGCCAGTAAATAAACTTCTTCTATTAGAAGTACCAGCTCGTCTTATTCTTTTCTTTAGGCTTGATGCAAGTAAATCTTCTTCTTGCCCTTTAGCTGCAAGCTCTCTTTGCCTTGCTTCTTCTGCTTCTTTCTTTGCTAGTTCTTCTTCTTTACGTTTTTGTTCAGCAAGTATCTGAGCTTGACGATCTTGTTGAGCTTGTATCTGACTCATCATTGCAGCAGAGCTTGCTTGAGCAGCAGCAGCTTGTTCTTGTTGCGCTTTTAACATTGCCTCATTCTGAGCTTTTTGTTGAGCAAAAGCTGCTTTTTGCGCCTTAATTTGTTTTACGCCTAGAATCCCACTTATTAAGGTCGGGAGCACTATATTCCAACACATTACAATCTCCTTTTTTTTAAGCTATAAACAAATAAAATTATAAAATGCAACGCACAATTACATCCTAGCCCAAAGTCCTTGTCTTCTTTCTTGAGGCTTTCGCTTAGAAAACACATCAAAACTTCTACCTGCAACAACAGGCCTTGCTGCTTTTTGAGTATTTAAAAGAGCTCGACCTTCTCCTGCACCTAACATCATATATTGCAGCGCATCATGAATATGAGAATACATATTTTTATCAGGTTTATCTGCATATCTTTCGCCAGATACTTCCATCCGTTTATATTGATAGCCACCTTCAAAGCCTTTGATAAGTTGTTGGCAACGTCGATCAATTAAAAAAGCAGGTTTACCTTCT